CAGCTTTTATGAGTATTGGTTTGAGTAATGACAATGAAATTAATTGGGTTTTTTACAAAGCTGGTTCCATACTTGCTGGTGCTATTGGTGACGCTAATGGTAGCAACCGACGTAGAAGAACGGCTGGTGGAGATGTAAGATCTACCGCTCAACATAATACAACTGGTGGTCAATATCTTGATACTGCTGGTGGTACAAGTCAAATAACTTATAGTGTTAGATTAGGTCATGCTAATAATGGTGCTGTAACTGTCTATTTAAATAAACCTCATTCAAGCGGTGATTATACGTATGACTATAATACTATATCAACATTAACAGCAATGGAGATAGCAGCATGACAAATCCATCATAGTGGACATACCAGAAATTAACTTGCCTGATACAGATTATATTCTTATACCACCTAAAACAATTTTTTATCCGCCTGTGGCAGAGATTCCATATCTAGACCCTGTACTTCTTCCAAGTCTGGAACAGGTAGAGTCGGGTTTGGCAGATCAGGAATCTTCTGCTGAAGAAGAAAAAGCATCTTCAAAGGAGGAAACGTTAGAACTAACACCAGAGACAATACCGACAAACCTGCCAGACACCAAAGAAACTTTATCAACTGAAGAAACTGTAGCTACATTTAATATACCTCTATTTGGTGAATTTCCCATACCTGCACCAGAAGTCATAGCTTCTAGTGTTATAGCTAGTGGAGTATCGGCTACAGCAGCAGTAACAGGTTCAATAGTTTTGCAAAGTGTTATAAATCAACTAAAGAAACTTATGACAAAAATATTTAAAAAAGTTCTTAAAAAAGAAGTCGCAAATGTGAAAGAAAAGATGGATAATAATAAAGGTAGCTAGAGTTCACATACCTGTATTGGGTAACTTATGTGGTGTCTAAACTAGCTACTTAAATTTTTCTGCGTTGGCTTTTACATAACTTCGTATATTGATTACATCACTACAAATATATGCGAACTTAGACTCAGGGTTTATCATGTAGCCTGATGCGTGAAGCTGACTACATTTCAAAACACGAACTAGCTGTTTATCATGCACTTGCTTGTCTAGTTCTTCTTTGGCTAGGTCTAGTTTTACTTTGGACAATTCGTTACAGGTTTGATTATCTCCAAGTGGTATCATAAAGCTCATTTGTACACCCCAACCTTCATTTATAGAATAAGTATCTTCGCCCTGTGCATCATTCCCTGTATAAAAAGGAGTTACAGCCATAGTAGGTTGACTACAAACTAAGTTTCCAAACTGCTGTTTACCTGTCATTCCATTATTAATATTCATATTCTGATTGATAATACTAGAGTTACCAATCGCATTTGGCTGAGCCTGTACGTTTGTATCGCCTTCGGCTCTAGCTTTATTACTGACTAAAGACAGACAAAGAAGTGATAACGCTAGTAGTCGTAATCGTATCATTCTGTGTGATTTCTTCTATTTTAGTTCCTGATGCTCTAGTAGTCACACTTAATGACCAATCATCAGTAGCAGTATTAGGAGTAAAAATTGCATCTGTAGCTGTTATTCCTCCGCTAGAAGCACTTGTAACAGCAATATTTGAAGCTTCCCAAGTTTCCAGAGCAGACCCATATTTCTGAGTAACTATAGACCTTGTAATAGTCTGAGTAGTATTCTCTGTGCGGTTGCTAGAGCCAGTACTCCAAGTTGGTATTCCGTTTGCGTAGCAAGGTGCAACTAAAAATAAACCTAGTAAGAGTAGTTTTTTCATTTGATTCCTACTTTATTGTTCTTATTATCTACTATAACTGATTTTTTTCCGTTGCCATTTTTACCTTTCACAGACACCCCATAAGAACTTGCAATATTCCCCACGAGTCCAGCAGCAAACGTGTCGAGTCTAATCTTTTCCATATATCCAAGAGTCATCACTGATAAACTCCAACCAAGAATAATTATGCGAACTAAATGTCCGACATAATCTCGACCTTCCTTCTCTTCTTCTTCCATAAAAGTTAAGACTCTTGTTTAATACTAACAATGTAGCTATGTTTGGAAAGTAACACAATGGTTATTATGCTAAAAATTTTAAAACCAATACTACTAAAGTTCTTTACTACTACTGCTGTAAAGAGATTAGTAGTTGATTTGCTTAGATCAATCTGTAAACAAACTACCAACACCTTAGATGATCGTGCTGTTGATATGTTAGAGCAACAGTTGTTTCCTAAAATGAACTAATATGAACCACAAAGAGTTTTTTAAGGTTCTTATTGGTAATCCTCCGCCAGAAGTAGAGTTTGAAATTGAAATTAAACAACGTGAAACAGAACAAATGCCTGATGAAGCTGTAAGAGCATACTGTTTAGACCTAGTGAAATATACAAAAATGCAAGATATGTTTCTAACTGCTGCAATAATGCGTATATCAGAACAAGAAACAAAATTATACCGCTATGAAAAAGGTATGAGACTATACAAGAAAGTTAAAAAGCTAGGTTTTGTAGGTAAAATTAAATATCTTCTATTTGGCAAAACAGATAAGAAATGATTATATTAATTAAAAACAAGACTAATCATGGATAAAAGCTTAGAAATTTTAAATACTATGCACTATGAATTAGCAAAATTTTTAGTGGATAAGATCAAAAGTGGTGATGCAAAGGCAGGTGATCTTAATGTGGCAAGACAGTTTTTGAAAGATAATGGAGTCGAGTGTATTCCTGTAGCAGATAACCCAATGGCTGAACTAATGAACAACTTACCAGACTTAGATGCTGTACCTTTAGCTGAACTATGAATTGTTGGCATTGTAAAACCCCATTAATATGGGGAGGAGATAATGAAGCAGATGAAGATAGTGAATATTCAGTTGTAACTAATTTATCTTGTCCTAAATGTAATTCTTATGTAGAAGTCTATCTTCCAAAAGATGCAGCCATTACCTAAAAAGCTACAAGACTTTAGATATTTCTTAATCGTTACTTGGAGACATCTAAACCTACCAGACCCTACACCTGTTCAGTTAGACATAGCTGAATATCTACAATATGGTGCTAGACGTAAAATTATACAAGGATTTCGTGGTGTAGGTAAGAGTTGGATTACATCTACCTATGTAGTGTGGAGACTTCGTATGAATCCACAACTAAAGTTCTTGGTCGTATCTGCCAGTAAAGATAGAGCCGATAACTTTACTACATTTACCATGCGTCTTATCAATGAGATGCCAATACTTGCTGATTTGATTCCTAGAGATGACCAGAGAAACAGTAAGGTAAGTTTTGATGTAAAACCTGCACAAGCAGATCATGCTCCTTCATGTTCTTCTAGGGGTGTATTAGGGCAGATGTCAGGAGCTAGAGCAGATGAAGTTATCGCTGATGACGTAGAAGTTCCTAACAACTCCTATACACAGCCCATGAGAGATAAACTTAGTGAAGCTGTAAAAGAATTTGAAGCGATACTAAAACCAAATGGAAAGATTACCTTTCTTGGTACACCACAAGTAGAAAATTCTGTATATCTCACACTAGAAGAAAGAGGATATGAAACAAGAATATGGACAGCTAGATACCCAGAACTAAAAAACAACTATGGAGATAGACTTGCTCCTATTATCAGCAGAAAGCTTACAGAAGGGCTTGTAAAACCTAATGACCCTGTTGACCCTATAAGGTTCTCAGCACAGGATTTAATGGAACGTGAAGCTTCCTATGGTCGTTCTGGGTTCAATCTACAGTTTCAACTAGATACAACCCTCTCAGATCAAGACCGATACCCTTTAAAGATAAACGACCTAGTAATTGCTTCTGTAAATAAAGAATTTGCACCAGAAAAAATTATTTGGTCTAATAATCCCGAATATGTCATCACCGATCTCCAATGTGTAGGGTTCAATGGCGATAGATTTTACCGACCTGCTCAAGAATTTGGAGACTTCATAGAATATACAGGGTCAGTTATGTTTGTTGACCCCTCAGGCAAGGGTAAAGATCAGACCGCTATAAGCTGCGTTAAGATGCTTAATGGTAATTTATACGTTACAGAGTGTTTAGGACTCTCTGGGGGGTACTCAGATGCCGTTCTAGAGAAGATTAGTAAGATTGCCAGAGACAATAACATAAATCAAATACTCGTAGAACAAAACTTCGGTGGTGGTATGTTCGCTGAACTCCTAAAACCTTTCCTTATGAGGTTCCACCCATGCCAAGTTGAAGACGTTAGAAACAATAAGACCAAAGAACTACGCATAATCGACACATTAGAACCTGTAATGAACTCTCACAGGCTCATAATTGACCGCAAAGTGATAGAAAAAGATTTTCGTTCCAACCCTCAAGAGACACCAGAACGTAGATTAAAGCTTCAACTTGTCTATCAACTATCACGAATATCTCGCCACAGGGGTTCTCTTGTACATGATGACCTTGTTGACTCCCTTGCAGGTGCAGTTGCTTACTGGACAGATTACATGGCTCAAAATGAAGACCTAAACATATCCAAAAGAAAAGAAGAACTACTATCAATACACACAGATAACTGGAACTCCCTACTAAACAACACCATATCTCAAACTGCTATGGGTATGACCCCTCAACAAATAAGAAATACTAACGTATCTGACCAAGGTTTCATAAAAGATTTCTATTAGGGACCACTATAGGAGAAAGAGTCACCTCTACTCACTAAGAATACACTTAGGATTGCACTAGGGGGGAGGACCCTTGACCTGCTGCTGCATGATACTACCCCAAAAAAAATTAGGAACAAAAATTTGAAGGGGTAATACGTATATATACTTTGCAATTTTACCCGTAGCCCTCGCAAAAATTACAAAAAGATAGCAACAGACAGGCAAAACCATTGATATAACTACGATCTCATAATATATCTTATATTATTTAGGGTGATTCTTGGCTATTTTTTTGTTATATGGGTGTGTCTTTTCTTATTATCGGTAC